CGAAGGCATCTCCATCGGGAACTCAATGACCTCCCAGTTGTCCGCCAACGCGTCACGGCCCTGTGCGCGAAGCAATTGACCCGTCAAATCCTTCTCCGACCACCGGGTCATCACTACAATGATGGCCCCGCCGGGTTGCAAACGCTGTCGAGGACCACCCGTGTACCAATCCCACGCATCATCAAAGCCGTTCAACGACATCGCCGTCTGCTCAGAGTGCGGATCGTCAATAATGATCAAATCACCACCACGTCCCGCCAAGTTTGAGCCAACACCCACCCCGTAATACATTCCTCCACGGGCCGTGTCCCACCGCCCAGAGGCCTTAGAGTCCGACGACAAGGCCGCATCGGGGAATATTTCAAGGTAATCCTCCCTTTCCAGAAGGTTCTTGACCTTTCGACCAAAGTTAACCGCAAGCTCCGTGGTGTGCGTAGCCTGAATAATCTTCATCGCAGGGTTTTTGCCGATCATCCAAGCAGGAAACAAGAAGCTTGCGAACTCAGATTTGGTGTGTCGAGGCGGCATATTGATGATCAGGCGCTTTAATTCGCCACTGGCCACCCTTTCAAGCTTCTCGGCCATGATCTTGTGGTGCCTGCCAGCTATGAACTCAGGCCACATAGAGCGAACAAAGCTTAGATAACTCTCCTGACACGCTTCGACCTGCTCAAACTGCGCCAAACGGTACTCAAGCTTCAGGATTTTCTCTTCTGCTTCCTCGTCAGAAATGCGCTCAATTGACATATACGACCGCCTTTTTATTACCAATAACTATTAAAGCATATACGACACCGTAGGTTTGAAATTTTTTCAAAAAAATTTGGGGCTTGAGACTTCAAACGCTTATTTTTTTGTTTTGCTTGCGGTTAATCGGAAAAACCAATCGGATTACGGGTTTTTTCCAAAAAAATTGGAATACGGCCCTTCAAACAACCATATGGTTTCACCGCTGTATTGTTCGTGAAAAACCTGCACCTTGATGCCGCTTGCCGCGCCGCGCCGCCGCCGCGCGATCCGAGCGCCACGGGCCGCGCTAAAAGCCCGCAATGACGCGCTCCGCGACTGGGTCCCGCCAAATTCGGCAATAACTGACGTAAATACGCATTTAAGGAACTTACAACGCGGCCCGCGACGCTGGGGCGGCGGCCCTCGGCCCTCGGCCCTCGGACCACGGGACCGGCGGCAGGGGGCGCGGTACGTTTGGCATGGCACACTGGGCGCGGGGGCCGCGCCACATGTTACCGGATCACTTGCGGCGCAATGCTGACAAATTACTTGAACGGCCAGCCCGCACGGTAGAGCCGATCCGTATGCAGCCAGGCGCATACAACTTTTGGCGCTAGCGATGGGCAAAAAAAACCCCGCACGGGGCGGGGTCGGTGCCGGTGTGGCGGGCTAGATCCGGTCGGGACCGGTGCCCCAACACTTGGGGCATGGGCGGCGCTCGCTTTCGGGAATGCGGCGAGCGTGATTATTCCCCAGCATGGGCGCACCGCATCGCGTCTCGGACGCGCTGGGGTCTGCTAAGTGCCATTGCCCCAACGCCTTCACCCAATGGTAGACGGCGCTCATGATTTCACCTCAGACAAAGGGTGCCCCGCATAGGTAGCGCGGTTATAAACCACCCCCATTGCGCCCTGTAATGTTTCGTCAAAGCTTCCGAACTCCTCCGCCAATTGGAGGAAGGCGGGATAGTGGCGCGCCAGCAATTCGCGGTTGCCATAGTCCAACGCGCAAACGGCAGAGTGGATATTATCGGCGGCGTGAGACAAATCCCAAACCCGTGTATCCGCAACTCCGATTTCTTCTAAATGTCTTCTAAATAAACTCATAATGTTGATTCCCAAAGTGTCGCGGCATCGTTACCGCATCCGCAGGGTATCGCATATCACGCGCAAAAAAAAGCCCGCCGGTTTGGCAGGCTATCGGTGCCGGTGTGGCGAGCGTTAATCGAAACGCCCGATAAATAGAGACGCGGTCCCCGAACGCCAACCACTGCGCTCGCGAATTGAGGTGATCGCGGATTGATAAACAAAACACTCAATAATGCGGCCCGAGTGAGACGCCATAAAAGAAAACCGCACCAATGGCGAAAGGGGCGGATCTTCTTCGTGTTTGGAATAATAAACCCCGTCCGCGTCTAACGTTCCCGGCCATTGATAAGCAAATCCGCCGAACTGGTAAATGCGATCCATACCCGCCGCGACATCTTGTAAAGTAAAACCTTCGGGGTTTTCATCTTCCGCCGTGACGCAAGCTTCCGCAAAAAAATCGGGGATGATCCCGCAAGCTTCTAACAATCGATCCGGTGCGGCCTGATTAAAATCAGGATCACCGGCGGGGTTTAAAACTCGGTCTAGAATCCAATCGGACGGACGCATCTCATATGCTATTGTGTTCATAATTTCAATTCCCAAAGTGTCGCGGCATCGTTACCGCATCCGCAGGGTATCGCATATATCAGACAAAGAAAACCCCGCCGAAGCGGGGTCTGGTTTCAGTCGGGATAGTACCAACTGGGGGCGCGGGCATTCTCCCCGTGGCGTTGCCAGTAATCAGCGTGGTGTTTTGCTTCTCCATGCATTCGGAGCAAATACGCCGCGCTTGCTGGATATTTAGAGCGCCGCGCTTCCCGATACCAGCGCAGATAACGCGCCGCCTTCGCTCGACACTGCTCGCGCTTAGTCATGACGCGCACCCGATTAAGTCGGGGTTATCGATCACAAAGCCGGTGCGATCATGGCGGGCGGTACCCTTGGCGGTTAACCCCACAACGCAACCGGTTCCCTCAGTAGCGTTTAGATAATCGGACCGGTCCCCATCGATCACGGGGCGACCAAGAAATTTGGCGGGCAAACCCCCGCGAAACACGACCGCAATCGGGAGCAGGGTTTTTATGGCTTTGGCAAATTGTTTGCGATGTTGGGGCCGCCCGCTGTAGCTAAAAATCAAACGGTAGTTGTCGGGGGTTTTACAAAGCCGGTCGGCCCGCTTCGTATAGTCCAACATGAAAAGATCGGGGTGCGCTTGGGGTATGCCGTAATGCTCCCAACGGATATCAGATAAGACATTAAGACGGACCACGCCGCGCACCCTTTCGCGCTCACAAACCTTTTTAAAGTTGAATAGCTCGCGGTGGAGTTGATCCAAAAACGCCGCGCGATCCTCGCGAAAAAATGCCGCCTTGCGTTGCCGCGCTTCGCGGACATTATTGAACCGCCCGCGCCCCTGATCCGCCAAACAAGTTTCAGCGCATCCCGCCGCCTTCGATGCCGGACACAGTTCCGCGTCGGGGTAAAGCGATAAACCCGCGTAACGAAATGAGCCGAACACGTCGCCCCGCTCCGCCGTTTTTTTCAGTTTGGGGTTTGCTCCCCGAGTATCTAATAATTGCATTTTTTGTTACTCCCAAAGTAAGCCGCCAATCGCGGCCCGACCACTATCGCATACACGGCAGACAAAAAAAAGCCCGCCAAACCGGCGGGCTATCGGGGGGAGGGTTTGATTAGCCTATTGCGCGGACCGATTCCAGTTCGCGGACCCGCTCATTGGCTTGTCGGGTTTGGGCTAAATATGCGTCACCCAACTCGCGCACACTTTCCAACCGGCCCATCAGTTCGGCTAAAACGCTGTCGGCCACTGCGCGCAATTCTGCGTCCGTTGCTTCGGCATCGTGTACCCATTTAATAATGGCATCGACGGTTAATTCATCCGGCTCCGGTATAGCCCACCCCGTGCGCTCGGCACGGTCTAATAAATCCTCAAGATCTAGGTTACCGTTAGACATCATTATCAGAATGTCATCAGCGTCGTCACAACAAATATAATCTGCATCAATTTCCATTGTCATTTTTTGTTACTCCCAAAGTAAACCGCGACATTGCGGCAGGGGGGACTATCGCATACTTCGCAGACAAAAAAAAGCCCCGCCGAAACGAGGCCACACTTTGGGAAGTGTAGGTTAATCTTCTATTTGAAAGATGTTGAAGTGGACGCCGTAACTGTTGGGGGAATCCTGATCTTCATCCCAAAGAAAATCCTCGGCGGCAATCTGACGCGCCTGCTCGGGATTATCCGCCTCAAAATAGAAAACATTTGTCTGCACTACTTCCACGCGATACGCCGCCACGTTAGGCCGCCATCGCCACATACGCCTCGCATTTGTTCAAAATAGCCTGAACTTTGGAACGTTCGCGGGTGGTTTTGACGGTGCGGTTTTGAGATTGCCTAGTGGGGTGGCTGACATAATCAGTGAGCGCGTTATACAGCGCGTAAAGATTCGGCCCCATTTCCCTAAAATAACGCCCGACTAATGTCTCGCAATAATCGTAACGCGCATTACCCTTTTCTCTGGGGTGAAAATCTTCCGGTAAATCTAAAAACATTCTGATGACCTCGTCAACTACTTCCCATGTGACTGAAGTTTTCATCATGCGGGACCAATAGTCTCCCGCCGTATTAAAATCCGTAATCATTTGAACAATGTAATCCGCGCTAGCTTGAACGTCTAAGCTGGCGGTATGTGTGGAGGAATAGCTTCCCACAATGTCCCCCAGAATTTGCCCATTTAAACATTTCATTCGCAAACCGCCCGCCTTCACAGTATACCGGTGACTACCGTCAAAAGAATTTAACGCGCACATTTGTAGCGCAGTGCTACTTCTGTCCCCAGCAACCTGCAATTGATGAGCAGGAAAAACAAAGTCGACCATAGCGCGGCCTCCGGTTTCAGTCTGCCGCACGTTAACTCGCGCACCCTCGGCGTCTACCCCGCTGGTTTCAATGGATTTGCAGAAACTGTCAAAAATTTCATGATTAGTGACTACTTTGTAACGGTCCGAAACAATGCTCATTACTTTATCGGTTTTGGAATTAATTAAAGCTTTTTTTCCGTTTACCGGAATAGTACGAGCAACGCCATATGCGAATTCCGGTTGGGCGAAAACAGGGGCCTGTTTTACGTTAAACAACAAACCAGCATCTTCAATTTGACCCATCAAGTTTTGATAAACACTCATAATTACTTCTCCCAAAGAAGCGGCGTTATTGCCGCAGGGGGGACTATCGCATACGCCCCGCCCCCGTGCAACCACTCTTTTTAAAATTTCTTTGGTCAAAGAAAAGCCGCCCGTAGGCGGCTTGCGTAGGCGCTAGCATCTACGGATCACGGGCGAGCAGGGACACAATACGGTCCCCGTCGTCAGTGATAGGGGCAGGCCTGCCGACGTAATCGTCGTAAAGCCAAACGAAATGGCCACGCGGATCAAGGCCTTTGTCGCAACACGCGTCCACCCAACCCTGCGGCAACGCGTGGTCATAAGTTAAACCGTCGTAACGCGCCTTCGCGGCTTCGCCTACTGTTTGCGTCATTAAGCAACCCTCCGCTCGGTAAACCATTCGACGTTGTTCAGGATTTCGCAGACCTCTTCCACATCCCAAATGGTTTTTGAATTGACGAAAGGAACACCGTCTTCTTCTTTGTCCCATTCGTTGCGAGCAAATTCTTTGGCCGAGGCATGGTCAGGAAACCACCTGCACCGCTCGCCACACTCCACGGTCCACACCGCTAGTCTCAGTTCTCTCATCGTTCGTTCTCCGCTCATCAGGGCATCGTTGCCTAAAACCATAGTATGGGATACATCACATAGTTGCAATAGTGTGGAGAACACTTCGATACGAAACAGGATTGCTGAAATGTTTAGTGGGGGTGGCGCGCAGTCCATCCATCTTCAAGTCCACCGCGCGGTCGCCACGGTACAAGAAAATTTCACTGCCCGTCGCGGTGCAAAGCTTCACCGCAATCCAACAGCTTCCCCGAGCATGTTTAGTGGCAAACGCTACTTGATGCGGCGAGATGTCTACCGACATGTTCTGCGTGGTCTTTAACTCCACCATGTGCCAATTGCCTTTGCCGTCCAGAATCAGGACATCCGGCACACCCAGAGTGGCTCTGGATTCTAAACGCGTGGCCGACCAATCAGGGCAGTTGTTTTTGATCGCCTTTTTTAACGCTTGCCAAAAGCTGGCTTCACGCTGTTTCTTCGGCTTCGCCTTCGTTTCCAATATGTCCATTAGTTTTATACCGGTTACGTCTACGTTCCCATGCTATTTTATCTAGGGGATGAGAAAAATAAGGCTCTTTCCATTGCTCCTTTATGCCTAAAACACCTTCTTCTCGGCGCTTCCATTCGGACTCGCCATACCAACATTTTCCCCACCAATTAATCAAGAACATCTTCTACATCCTCCGCCAACCGTTCGCGCGCCCGCTTCCTGCCGCCTTCGTCATCCATTCCCGCATCATGAGTCAGGGGAGCATACGCTTGCTTGAGTTCGTTCAAGGCTTTCGTTACTTCTTCCTTGCTCATCTGCTCAATGGTTCCATGGCGGACCTCGGTCTTATTGACGTAGATATCCCCCTGTGCCTGCCCACGGCGATATTCCGCCTGCACTGCGGCACTGTAGGCACCTTGCTCTAACGCCGCGTCGCGGATGATCTGGAGATCCCTCAAGTGCCTCTGGTATTCCACGCCGTATTTTTCATCCAGTTCCTGCCGGTATTCGCGGATCGCGCGGCAAACATGGGGGTGGATTCGGGGGTTAGTGAGTTCAGAGGCTCTGACATGGGCAGACCGTTCAGGATAGCCCGCATTAATGGCCGCCTCGCGCATGGTGATCTGACCATCCTTGGACACAAGCTCCCTGACAAAAAGCTCCTGCCTTCTGTTCAAACGTTTTTGCGCTAACGGGGGTCGGTTGGTTTGCTGTCGTTTTGCTTCAGGTAGTGCCGCCGCCTTGGTGTCCAACACCTTGGCGTACCGCTTGGCTTTCTTAGTCACAAAAGTACCTCGGTATATGAGTAAGTTCAGATAACCATACCTTAATTCGCCTATCTATATATATATTTCTCAGAAAAATAAAAATAATATTTTTGAATCGTGAGATCCCTTATGTGGATAGCCTGATTAACAAACTTAAACATAAGTGCTGTATACCCACGTTACCCCCGTGTTACGACAGAACCCAGTGTTTATGCGGGCTGTAGGCCAAGGTAACGCGGTAACGCCGGTAACGGCTATTTTTAATTTATTTTTTTATTTTTTTATTTCTCTGGGAAACACTATATAGAAGACGCAATTAAGGCCCGTGAGCCGCGATCAGTGTAGAAGTGTAGATGTTTTCTTTAAAAATAGATTATTTGAATAGGTAGATAGACGGTAGCTATAAAAGGGTACGTGCTTTTTCCTACACTTGTACACCAAACCCGTGGTCCGTGGTCCGCGATCAGATCATAAAGAACATCGACGCCATGATGGTGATCATTATGACGGTAATCACGACTGCCACTACGATAGCCGCGCCCACCAGCAGTTCTTCTATTCGGTCGCTCATCAGTGAAAGTTTTTATGCTTGTACTGGTCGCGGGTTTCGATGAGGTAATCGGTGTAGACGATGAAGCCGATTTGGCACAGGGCCATTACGAAT